ATAGCTCCAGCCAAAGCATCCAGTCTGTCATCATGTTGTAAACAATTTTTATCAACAGTTAAGTGAGTTAATTGGTGAAATAGTTGATAACTAAGGGCTGTTTCTACAGGATCATCTTCTCTAGACTTCGCATCATTTTCTACGACAGAGCGATTAATAACTAAACGGTGCTGATTAAGTACAGGCTCTAGCGCATTAATGATTCTTCGTTCCTTCTGCATGTTGCTACGTACAGGTTCAACAGTGCAGGGGTAATGTTTCCTCAAGAAAGGCTGGAGAAGGCTCCCTAACATGCCCTGACCGAACTGATCCTCCAAGAGGATGAGTTTTACCTTCTGTCGTTTAGCAGCTAATGCAAGCCCTTCTAGGACAGGCTCTGTATAACCTTGTCGGAAAGCTCCGACCTCCAATACAAATAGGTTCCCGTTGAGGTGGGCAACAATTGCATAGGCTGTTTCGTCCACACCCTTACCAGAGGGGTCAATGAACATGACGCAGCCTTGAAATTCCAGCCAATCTCCATGGATAAACGCTGGTCGGTGGTAGTAATCACCGCTGAACCCCACCGCAGGCAAGTCATTAATTCGATATTCGGCTCCTGAAGACCATACGACCTTCTGCGGTGCATGATCTTTTAGCTCCATTACAACTAAATCTGTAAGTCTTAGTGGGAATCTCTCTAAATCCGACAGAGTGGTATCAAGTTGGAACTGCAAAGTGAACTGTGAACGACCATAACTTGCTTCTCTTTCCAATAAATCCAAATCGGAAAAACGACCTGGATCTGTTGGACGCCCTTTCTGCTCTATACATTCTGTTTGAATCACTGGCGCAAGCGCTTCTCCATACTTTTCTGGTTTCGCTGGATACCTAGCAGGCCAAATACGACACTCATAACTCCTCATACGGAGTTTGTTATAGATACTTTCCTCTGTTTGGGGCGTTCCGAGGAACATAATCTCCCCACCAGGCTTCAAAATTGCGTTGAATTCTCCGACTGAGTGTAATAATTTCTCTCTCATCCCTATTGTCCACGCAGTATTTGGAACTTCTACGTCATCAGCAAGTATCAGATCTGCCCTCGAACCCGTTAACTGCCCAAAAACACCCACTGATTTCACAGAAGGGCTTTGATCTGGGATCGACGGTCTCACATCAAATCTATTTGATGCACTTCTTTGCTCATCCCGATCAGGATCTAAGCATTGAAGCAACTTCATCTCTCTAATTAACCTCAAACAGAACTGAGCAAAGTCATCCGCCCTAGTTTTTGAGGCCGACACCACCATTATTTTCTTCTGTGGGTCATTCCTTAGCAGCCAAAGTACATAAGCTGCTGCCATCCAACTCTTCCCTACTCCCCTAAACGCCTCAATGATCCTTCTCTTAGGGCCATCCTGCATATATTCACCAATATCCAACTGAATCGGTGTCGGATCTGGTAGTTGAAGATGCCTCCAAACAATGACCAAGAAATACCTGAAGTCTTCGCTATACGGTTCAGGTAACTTCTGCCATTTAGTTACTGGCATTTACGCCCTTTTCTTTTTGAATGCGACCACATTCTCTATATCTGGTAACGCCTTCGCTAATTCTCCAAACTCACTACCCTCTGTTGGTTGTGCATTGATCTGATTATCTTTCAGAAACTGCCTCAAGATATTTAACTCCGCTGTCCCTAACGTCCCTTCCCTCAATCTCTCCATAAAGAGATGAGCTAAGCCAGCATGCAGCTCACTTAATACCTCTGTCGTTGAATCCTTTGCCATAAGCTGAATACTACTCCCTAAATATTAAACAAGAAGAGGCCCACCCACCACAGGAAGCCTCTTCTATTGACCATTCCTTGGGGAAGCTAGGACTTACTAGGTCAATAACTGAAAACTAACACCCCAAATCCCTTGATACAACTAACTGTCCATATATGAAGAACAATATAACCCTCCCCTATAGGGGTCTATTGGGGCCTACTGGTCTCATATAAGACCTACTTTTTTGATAGAAAAATCTGAGGGGGTAGCGCTATAGGAGGAGAAGAGTCTCACCCCCCATAGGGGTCGTGTTGGGAGCTTTGAGGAGGGGGGAGGGGGTGTCCTTATATATGCGCATAGGTCAGCTGGTGGTTCTATTTGTTTTTGTTTGTGGCCGCCCAGAACAGTCAAAGACAGGGAGGAGAGGAATCTTCTGCAATTCCACAAGATCCATGCTAGATTGAATCCATGGAGGTTCAGTATTGAATCTGTTTGTTCTTCCTTCACCCACCACAGAGGAATCATGAAGTTACGTTCTTTATTTGATGTCTGCACAGTTCTTGAGGACACTCAAAACTTGATAGGCGATCTAAAGACAGTCCTGAAGTATTACGAGCGCTGGATTGATGAGTTATCACAAGAGGAATTTGACGCACTCTGCGAGAAGTACCCAAACTTTGAGGAGATGCAAAATTCTTTGGAAGACTTACGAGCCAACGTTGACGAACAGGACAACAAAGATGAAGAGTAAGGCTCTTTGGGATGGTTCGACTCCATCCCTCATCATTCCCTCAACAGAGGGACAACCCACCACAAAGAGGACACTATGCCTTCTGAATTATTCCTTGCACTAGACGAACGCTTTGATGACGTTGAAGAGTGCCGAGACATTGCCCGTCATGGATGTGAAGGGGGAGTGTCTGGGTTCATCTACTACAACGAAATTAATGAGTTCTTTTGGCAGCACAGGCATGAAATAGAGGACTACTTAAGTTCTATTTATGGTGACGATTACCTAGAACAAATGAGTAAGGGCAAGCACTCGCTTAATACTTTGCTCTGTGAAATGGTCTGGGTCGTAGTCACTGACCACTGCATGTGTGTAGCTGGTAAAGCAGAAGAACTTCAAGCAGTCTGACTCTCTCCCTCAGCCCTAACTATTGGGCTGACTGAGGGACTCAATCCCTCATTTATCCACACACGTCAGGTACTACCGACATGACTAGGAAAACCAACGCTCAACTCACTGATGAAGTGAGACTGTTGAGACAAGCGCTTGAAGATAGAGACGCCGAGCTAATTAGCTGGGCCACCTATCGACGGGACTTCGAGAACAGATGGGCGTTGCATGCTGATGAATGGCATGCTTTGTATCACGTTGACTGCCCTCAATACTGGAACAACCTCACTAGATGGATGAGCCAGGCAAGAGAGGAGGTCAAGCTTTTACTTCCTGTTCTTAAATGAATCGCTTAGCCGTTCTATTCGCCCTCGTCTTAATGACGGGGGCTTTCTCCTTCTACTCCATATCAAGTGGAGTAAAGAGGTCACCTCTAGGACAGAAGCTAGAGCAACGTCGTCTACTAATCGAGAGGATGAGTCAATGACACTTCCAAGTGAATGGTTCCGATGGAATGAGCTCAGCAAGATTGAACAAGATCACATTGTGAGTCTGGTCAATCACATTGCGAGTTGTCCTGAAGAGTACAACCACATCCTTCTAACCAACATCGAGAATCTAAGAAGATCCACGATGGAACAGATGGGTGAACAGATCAATGGATACTTCAACCAAGAAGTACCAGATGAGATGCTCCCTGACTGGATGAAAGAAGACGAAGGAGTTGGGCTCACAGAATGACTGTCCACATATGAAGAGACACCTATAGGGGGCTTATATGCCTCCTATTTTTTTTGTTCTGTTACAACTCTATTAACACTCTGAATGGAGTGTGTATTGTAGATGAGCGACACCACCACCACCAT